GGTATTAACAAGGATCACACATGGCAAAGATTGGCTATATCCGGGTGTCAACAAATGACCAAAACAGTGATTTACAGAGAAATGCGTTGATAAGTATAAATTGCGGGCAGATTTTTGAGGATAAAATCAGTGGAAAAACAGCCAATAGACCGGGTTTAAAAAGGGCTTTAAAACAACTTAAAAAAGGCGATACTTTAGTCGTTTGGAAATTGGATCGACTAGGGCGTAGCGTAAAAAATATGGTCACTTTGATTTCTGACTTAAGTGAACGTGGTGTTCATTTCCAGAGCCTGACTGACAGTATTGATACCAGTACCTCTATGGGGAGATTTTTCTTTCACGTTATGAGTGCACTGGCTGAAATGGAACGGGAATTGATCGTTGAAAGAACAAATGCAGGATTGATAGCAGCCCGAGCTCAGGGGAGAATTGGTGGCAGACCAGTATCGTTTTCATTTGCTGAACAACAACAAGCCGCGAGATTACTGGCGAAAGGCCACACACGGAAGCAGTTATCATTAATTTACAACACATCGTTATCTACGATATATAAATATTTTCCGGTAAATAAAATGGATTGTTCATCAGCTTAATATTTGCAGGGCAATTAACTAAATGTTTAGTTTTATACTGTGTAACACTCAAGAGTAATTTATGCAAAATATATTGTTTTTCTTTTCCAAGTGGAAAACGTTAGCACTGTTCTACAAAAAACTAACAGATGAAGACAAAAACCCGATATGCAAGTACTGCTGGCAAAAAAAAAGCTTATTGTATGTGAAATCCACTGCATCAGGGCATTCTTGAACAAAAAATTGCCATTAAGCATAGGATTTACATACTTGAGAATTGATTTATTAACAATGGAAAAGGTTGTCAGCACCTGGAAATCATTAGGCAAACTCGACCAATGAAATTAATTTCATTAATTGCACAGTCAAAAGTTACATCGTGATCACAGACACGAATTTTACCGCCCGGGATTTTTATGATCTTTTTAATGCTATGCATCCCTTCAATATCAATCAACCATAAACCATCCTGAATATCAGGTTCTTCTGCATCCAACAAATACCAAGAGTTGTTGTCATCAATAATGAGAGGTTTTTTAATTTCTCCGGCGATAAGTTCATTATCTAAAATTACAGGGTTTTCAACATTCAGCCTTCCTCCTACTAATTTAACGCGTGGGATTGTCGGTGCAATAATATTTTCTAAAGATTCTTTTTCCTTTTCTCCATCAGGGAACATTTCTCCTTGTCCTGTGCTTAGCCATGACAATGAAGCATTAGTTTCAAGATTGCATTGAATAATCCAGTCTGCTGGAAAGCTATCTCTTAAATAACGATTTGCCATTGTACTCTTAGACACACCCAAATGGTCGCTAAGTGCCTGACGTGATTTGAATCCATATGCATGGACAAGACGCTCGATAGCTTGTTTTCCTCCACTATCTGCACCCATTTTTATCTCTGTTATGTTTTTTTTCATTAAAAGTACAGTTTAGTGAGTTTGTTATCTTCACAAAGCTCTCTGATTAAGAACTATAGTGATCCTAAATGAATTTATTAGAATATTGCATCATGAACACTCAAATTTCAATCTGTATATATATCATCCAAATAATGGGAAAGAATTTTTCAAGTTTAAAAATAAGAAAAATTTATCAATTATAGGGAGTTGCGATCGAAAAGAAACCTTTTTAATAATTAATTATTTCAATAAAAACAATAATTAATATATTAACACTATCAAATATAGTTATCAAAAAAGATAAGAAACTACTTTAACTTTTTCTAATCAACGTGTACTGTTCTTATATACAGTTATGTTATACGGAGGTAAGTTTGTCAGTGGACTTTCTTATGGAATCAGTAATAGCGCAACGTATTAATTTTATCGCCAGAATGGCAACAAGCTGTGAATGTAATCATGCTGAAGATAAAGAACTGGCTTTAGCTTGGATTGCTGAGTTATCAACACCACTTGCAAAACAACTTGTTAACCATCACGAAACGCTTGATGAATAAGTGTAACAAAAGAATAAATGTGATAGGTAAATGATATGCATTTGGAAATTCTATTTGATAAAAAATCTAAATTTTCTCAGTCAGTTATGATTACATTGAAAAATGAACTGAAAAATAGATTTTTCTTATGATTCAGCAAATCTGAGAAGACGATAGTTGAACTAGCCACTGGAAGGTGGCTTTTTGTTTTCGTTTGTACTATTCCCTTAACAATGTTGCCTGGTTGTTTCTTCCTATCTTGTTAGCACACCATAACACTCTAATTTAATAAAATTTTCTGTAATATAGAGGGGATACTTAATGAAAATAATTTCACAGCAAAATGATACTGTTGACGCTTTATGCTGGCGTCACTATGGNCGAACTCAAGGTATGACTGAACGAGTTTTAGAAGCTAATCCAGGGTTGGTTGAACTGGTATTTAAAAAATTCCCTGAATTGTCTGAATATAGCGTAATCCTGCCACATGGCACTGAAGTCGAAATGCCAGAGGTTATATCAGCCACAACAAAACCTATTCTGCAACTATGGGATTAAAGATAACAGACGGATAAAGACAACCATATTACCTTGATTGCTTTTTCAACAGAATTATTACCTTATATTAGGAATCGTCAACAATCAAGCCAAGTAAAATTACCTGTAACACTGTACCCAGTATTTGGTCAGGTAGTACAAAATTGAAATTCTTTTAATTATCGTGTCAAACTCTGACTATAACTATAGATTATATAAAAGCCTTTCTCAATTGTGGGAAAGGCTTTTTAATTCATATTGTTATAGTTTTTCCCTCCCAAGAAATTTGTCTGATCTTTCCTACAATTCACCTTTAATGTCTACCGCTACCTTTAATGTCATTCTTCCAAACATAAACCCATAACTACCTATATGGCATTTTTCCGAATATGGATACACAACTAACAGAACTTCTACGCTTATTGCGTAACCTGATCAGAACTGGTGTTGTTACTGAGGTAGATCATGCCCGAGGTATGTGCCGGGTCGCGACAGGTAATCTTAAAACTGACTGGCGGCCTTGGTTGACAATGCGAGCAGGTCATTCCCGTACCTGGTGGGCCCCCAGTGTTAGTGAGCAGGTTTTATTACTATCCGTTGGTGGAGAGCTGACCACCTCCTTTGTATTACCGGCTGTTTATTCCGATCGATTTCTAGCTCCATCAGTTTCTTCCGAAGCTGTCCATATTGCTTTCCCTGATGGGGCCGTAATGGTGTATGAGCCGAAATTCGGTGCCTTAACCGTAAAAGGTATTAAGACTGCTAATGTGCAAGCTTCATATTCCATAACACTTGAGGCAACGAATATAACACTAAAAGCACACGATAAAATCTCAATGTCGGCAAATAACAAAATTGGATTGACATCGCAAAACGAAATCTCAATGTTGGCAAATAACAAAATTGGATTGACATCGCACAACGAAATCTCAATGTCAGCAGATAACAAAATTGGATTGAAATCGCACAACGAAATTTCAATGGGAGCAGACATCAAAATTGGACTAAATGCAAAAAAATCACTTTCACTGAGCTCACATGAAGTCAAGTGTGAAGCAAAAAAAGAAATGGAATTGAAAGCACCAGAACTGGCTCTGAAAGGAAAAACTAAACTGGAAGGTGATGTTGAAAATACCGGCGGAAAACTCAGCTCTAATGGTGTGACCCTACATTCTCATAAACACACTGGAGTCATGTCCGGCGGTGCAACAACAGGAGACCCAACATAATGATGTATATTGGAATGAACAGGCAAACTGGCCGCAGCCTGACGGATTTGGCACATGTGCGGCAATCTGTCAGCGATATCTTATCAACACCAGTAGGTAGCCGTGTGGAACGGCGTACTTATGGTTCTCTGTTACCTGAATTGATTGACTGGCCACAGAATGCAGCTCTGCGTCTGCAAGTTATGGCAGCCAGTTATACAGCGATCAGCCGCTGGGAACCGCGCATCAATCTGACATCTATAACCATCAATACCCTACAAGACGGCAAAATGACGGTAGATATAGCCGGCCATTATCAGCAGTCCGCCGGAGCGTTTTCTCTATCCATCCCTGTGAGGTAAAACAATGCCAACCATTGACCTGAGCCAATTGCCACCACCTGATGTAGTCGAGCCACTGGACTATGAAAGCCTGTTAGCTGAACGCAAAGCTGAATTGATCTCTCTTTACCCTGAAGAACAACGAGATGCTATTACTCGAACATTGGAACTGGAATCTGAACCTCTGGTTAAATTACTTGAGGAAAACGCTTATCGGGAATTGATATTGCGTCAGAGGGTTAATGAAGCTGCCCGTGCAGTAATGCTGGCTTATGCAACTAACGGCGATTTGGACCAATTGGGAGCGAATTACAACGTTACTCGGGCAGTTATGGAACCGGATAATACCTTCCGTGATCGAATCCAAAGAGCCTTTGAAGGACTAAGTGTTGCAGGTCCGATAGGTGCGTATGAATATCACACCCTTAAAGTTAATGAAGGTATTCATGCTGATAAAGATGAATATAAAGGTGAATATCAAACTGTAGCGGATGTTTCCGTCATCAGCCCATCTCCTGCCAATGTGACTGTAACTATTTTGTCACGGAAATGGAAATGGGAAAAAGGTAAAAAAGATGAAGAGGATACAGAACATAAAGGCGTGGCTTCACAAGATTTACTGGATAAAGTGGTTGTAGCACTTAATGACGAAAATGTTAGACCAGTTGCTGATCGGGTAAAAGTACAGTCAGTACAAATAGTGGAATACCAGATTGATGCTGTGCTTTATCTCTATCCGACACCTGAGTCTGAACCTATCCGTAAATTGGCTCAACAAAATATGGATAAATATGTGCAAGATCAACATAAGTTGGGAAGGGATATCCGGCTATCTGCCATTTATGCCGCACTGCATGTGGCTGGTGTACAGCAGGTGGAACTAAGAGCACCGGCGAAGGATATTATTTTATGCAAAGATCAAGCTTCTTATTGCACCAGCGCAAAACTGGAACTGGGTAAAACTCAAACTTCCGATTGTTCCAAACCAAATCCAGCTCTAATCGTGGGAGGTTATGATGAGTGACCGCCTGTTGCCAACAGGTTCCACTGTTCTGGAAATAGCTGCCGCTAAGGCGTGTTCGCAATTACAAAACATTCCGGTGCCACTTCGCCAACTTTGGAACCCCGATACCTGTCCTGAGGAGTTATTACCTTATCTGGCGTGGGCGTGGTCTGTTGACCGCTGGGATGAAAACTGGCCGGTAAATACTAAGCGGGAAGTTATAAAAAACTCGCTGTTTCTGCACAAACATAAGGGGACCATTGGAGCCATTCGCCGTGTGGTGGAACCATTAGGCTATCTCATAAAAATACAGGAATGGTGGCAGAACAACGAAACACCAGGCACGTTTCGGTTGGGAATAGCGGTACAGGAAAATGGGATTACCGAAGAAACTTTTTTAGAGCTAGAGCGGCTGATTTCTGATGCCAAGCCTGTGAGTCGCCATCTGATAGGTCTATCAGTCAATCTGGATGTTAAAGGCGAATTTTATTGTGCTGCGGCAAGTTATAGCGGAGATGATCTCACTGTTTATCAATATTTACCTGAAATCATCTCTACTGGCAGCGATGCATCTTTAGGGGCTGCAATTCATTTGATTGATACAGATACATTGAGGGTTTCACCATGAAATACTTTGCAATTTTAACCAAGATGGGAGCGGCAAAGTTAGCAAACGCTGCTGCCTTGGGAACAAAAGTCGATATTACCCATATGGCTGTTGGTGATGGAGGAGGTCAATTACCATCCCCTGACGTTAATCAGACACAACTGATTAATGAAAAACGCCGTGCCGCGATTAATACATTAAGTGTCGATCCGGTAAACACGAACCAAATTATTGCTGAACAAATTATCCCAGAAGGTGAGGGTGGTTGGTGGATGCGTGAAATTGGTTTGTTTGACAGTGAAGGTAATATGATTGCGGTAGCAAACTGCCCAGAAACCTACAAACCACAATTACAAGAAGGTTCGGGCAGAACACAAACTGTCAGGATGATATTGATTGTCAGCAACACTGATTCAGTAACACTGAAAATCGATCCCTCTATAGTTTTAGCAACTCGTGAATATGTAGATAGTTCTATTCAAAAACATGAAAAAAGCCGTAATCACCCAGATGCCACGTTGACAGAAAAAGGTTTTACAAAACTCAACAGTGCCACCAATAGTAATGATGAAACCACAGCAGCAACGCCGAAAGCAGTGAAAGCAGCTTATGATTTAGCAGCTAAAATAAATACTAATGCTTTAGCAAAAAATCAGAACGGTGCAGATATCCCAGATAAGAATGCTTTTGTGAAAAACCTTGGTTT